TTTTTAGTGCCCGTTGTTATAGCTCTTCCAGCTTTAAAACCAACAGCAATATTCTTTTCGCCTGTCGTAATACTATACCCAGCGTTATCTCCCAAGGATACGTTGTAATTTGCTGTAGTATTTGAATATAAAGAACTATTTCCTATGGCAAGATTGTTAGTTCCGGTATTTATATTTCTAGCGGTTTGATATCCAATACCAATATTATGGTTGCCTGTGGTAACTGCTACAAGAGCATTAACTCCAATAGCCACATTCCAATCGGCTGTAGTAGCATTGTAAAAAGCATAAGCGCCTACAGCAATATTACTTTCACCGGAAGTTAAATTTCTGCCAGAGTTATGCCCTACAAAAGTATTGTACTCCGCTCTGGGAGAGCCAGTTAAGAATGAAATACCTGAATTATTACCTAAAGCTACATTTTCATAAGAGTTTGAAACCGCATCTGAAAGCCCGTTAATATCAGTAGCGCCACCAGCCGGTAGGTTAGTTAGTCCAGAGCCATCTCCGGTCACGGCTGTGGCGGCTAGTGTTCCTGTAACTGTTACGCCTGTCGATGCTGTGGCTAATTTCTGACTGCCATAGTGGAAAAGTTTAAGCTCTCCGGTTGAACCATCGGCTGTCAAATATGTAGCAATACCACCACTACCATTATCACTTTGGATAATTACGTCTTTGTCATCACTGCTATTTCTCAAGTATAAGTCGCTACCGCTACTATATTCAACCTCTATAAAGTTGTCAGTATTATGGTATATTCTAAGGTCAGAAGCGTCACCAAACGCAGCCATAATATCATCTTTGAAGAGGAGAGTTCCGCCTTGATAGCTTTGATCCCACTGCAATTTTGTAACATTGCTTGTGTTTTGGAAAAGAGCATCCTCTTGGAAGTATACACCGCCTGTAAAAACACCACCGACTGCAGGGAAAGGTACGCTAGTAAGCCCAGAACCACTACCTGAAAACGTTGTTGCTGTTAGTGTGCCTGTGACTGTTACGCCATTAACATTAGTGGCAAGTTTTTTGCTTTGGTTATGATAAAGATCAATGCCACCACCCACAGTAGCTTCCATCATTTCGTCACCAGAAGCAGGCCCGTAAATACCCCAAACTCTACTGCTTCCCATTATAAACTTTAAATCGAGGCCACTATCAATAATGTTTTTGTTTCCATAATAGGAAGAATTGCCCCCTATTTGCAGGCTAGAACCACCCATTAGAAGTTTGCCCGTATCGTTATTACCGAACAAAACATTACCACTTGAAAAATTAGCACCGGCACTGAATACAGTGTTTTGATTACTAAATGTTACGCCATTAGAAAATTCATTACCTGACGAACTAAAAGTCACTGCACCAGTAAACGTACCACCAGACTTTGGCATTAAGGTGGAGGTGTCTATGCTACCCCAAGCGTAATCCGAACCATTCCAGTTAAGGTATTGCCCACTGCTCGCACCGCTTACATTTATGTGAGCATCTACAAGCGGATTTACGTTCCCCGCGTCTGTTACGTCCGCGCCATCCTCTACATTCAAGGCAGCTAAGAGAGAACCTTTTGCGATTGAGCCAGTTAAACCTACAACAGCTTGAACGGCGTCTGTCTGGTCATGCTTCGACCAGTTTCCTGAGTATGTTGATGTAGAAGCATTATCTGTTGTCGCAACAATGTTATCACCGATAGCGAACGTTATGCCATTAACAGTACCCGCCCCTGAAACGTAGTAAAACCACCCCGTCTGAGCAGAACCGCCGCCCGGGAAACTACCAGAACCCGCGTTCCAGTCACCTTTATAAACCATGCCGTTCTCAAGCGCAGCGATATCGGTTTCCATTTGGTCGAGGTTAACTGCCTGCGTGACGGTAATATAATTTAACTTGGTTTTATCAGCGGTAAGAAAAGATGATGTGGTGTTTTGAAGAATGCTGGAATAAGCCTGTACGTCTGAGCCAATCGCCACCCCAAGGTTCGTGCGAGAAGTGGACGCATTGGCTAGATCGGATAAGTTATTAGCTGGTTGGAGTATATCTTGCGCGGCCGCAGTGACGAACACCTCTGCATTACCAGAAAGATTTAGCAGTGATCCAGTGCTACTATCGTCAAGTGTACGCGACAGAGTGGTCCCAGAAGCAGTGTATACCCCCGAACCTATTTCCCAAGCGTCACCATCGAGTATTGTGTACCGTACGGTTTGGCCATTGGTCACACCAGAATCCGCGAAAGATTGATAACCAGTCTCGGGGGTGCCTAAAACTATAGTTCCAGTACCTGTTGTGCTGGTACTCACATATGCGCGGTTAACCAGTGCGACCATAACCTAACTCCTTATGCGATACGTAGGATTGCGTTCGACGCGTCCGCTGCGGGGAACTGGATAGTAAAGTCACCATCAGTAGAAGTTTTATCCGAACCAAAATCCAAAACCGCGATAGCACGATTAGCTTTTGATGAATTGTAAATTAAAGCACCTCGGGCGGTAATCGTAGACGACGCCCAAGTTGTATTGTCAAAATCCACAATCGCTGTTGTACCGTCAGCACTAATAACCGCTCCGGTGAGGGCATTACCTCCTGCGGTATACCCCGTACCAGACACTTCATTAGTAGTGCTGTACGCGGTAGTTGCTGCGGATAACGTAGCGCTGCTTGTAAACAACGCTATGTAGATTGTGTCTGTATCTAGGTCTTGTACACCGCCGAGAAGCTCGGTTTTAAAACTGGTGCACATTGCTTGCGTGATAGCCATTTGGGCCTCCTTAGCTCACTGGAACTCGGAATTGACCCGAGCGATATGCGTCTTCGCGGAGTTTACCATCCCCGAGACTCTTTAGCAACGTAATGGCTTGTAAGTACATTTTTTCGTACACAGCCACCATATCAGGCTCGCCCTTCATAAAGCGTATAGCTTCGAGCAAAGCCCCATTCAGTAACGCAGAATCAAACTCGTCTCCAAGCCATGTAGTTCCTGCAGTTACTATTGACTGCGGGTAATACCCGTAGTGCAATTCTGAAGTATATCCTTGATTAGGTGTTGGACCCACAATAAAAGCATTATCATCAAAGTATGCGTAGTGTTTTGGCAACCCAGAAGCTGTTGGGGTAGGGTACGCCTCACGGATAAAATTAACATCTTTGTTGAGCAAAAAGTGGTACTCACCCGAAGAGTCTATAACCGCTAGCGAGTAAGAAAACAAAAAATCTGTAGGGGTCTGTAAGTAGTGATTACCAGCAGTTAACGTCCCCGTCACATTTCTACGTAACGCGGGAATCTGTACCGAATTATAAATCTTTTGTTCAGCCTGCTCAGTAAACATAGCGAGCTGCGCATCAGTGAATGTCATTTCACAAATGTCTTGTATATTTGTTTTCAGCTCGACGTAATCCATAACTTACCCCATAGGCCCACGGGCCATAACCCCTTTAGTAGCTGCGCCAGTACCACGGACTTTAATCCCTGTGGTTTTGACACCCTTCATGCTAGGCTTTGGCCCATAAGCTTGAACGCCTTTTACCTTAACAACCTTGGGTTCTTTCATATCAAAAACCTTCATAACTAATCTCCTATGTTATGTTTACGGTAACTTTACCTATTTGGCCAGTTCCAACTAACGTGTCAGGGGTAAGCCCAAACGGATCATTACCATCCCCCACAGGGTTCCACCCCCAGTGAATACCTCTACTGCTATAATCTCCAGACACACCGAGGCTCGTATCAACACGGGGATCACGAATAGCCTGTGGATCGTTAACAGGAAACTCCCCCAACTTTAATTGAGGATGATCCGCGTCCCAACACTCTGGACAGGCTTTTATATTTGTGTCTCGCCCTTTAACAAAAAGGTTTCGTAGCTCACGTAGTTTATACTGAAACCCGCACACATCGCAAAGTGCGATAACTTTTTGGGAAGAGGCAAACTGATTAGTCATTAGCTTATCCTAGTCATTCTAGGAACAAATCGAGCAGAAGTTTTTTCTCTGTCTTCTCCAGCAGCCATATCAAATTGCTCATCATACGCAGCTTTTAACATAGGAATACGGTCTGCTAGCTCAGGAACTTTCATAGAAATATGGTATGCTAACCCTGCGACAAGGCATGGGAAAAACCGAAAGTTCATATCTGCCGTTTGAACACCACTTCCTGCGTCTTCAATGCGGCGCATACGCCAATAATACAATACATAGTCATTGTTGTTTGGTACAGGCCACACGTTTACATGTGGTGCGTCTCTCAAACGCTCTACATACAACTGAATAGGACGCCCTTCTGATAATTTGTTTGGTATAGCGGCGTACGTGCTTACACTAATTCGACTTATAGTAAGATCAGATTGTGTGCTTGCGTTACCACTGTTGGTACGTATTTGATGTTCCATCAAATCAATGGTATCTGCTGGCAACGCGTACCTAGAAGTACCAGATACCAAGTTAATGGTGCCAGAATCAATGGTCCACATGTTTATCCCACGGTTCTGCCACTCAATTGTCATTAAGTTCATAGACCGTCTTGCGGTACGTAGGTCATAACCGGATCGCATTTCACGGCCCGCACGCTCCCATGCTTCTTCCGCGATCTCGGTGAACTCCATATTAAACGCTGTGGTACCTGATGTGGTCATTTCTTACGCCTTTTAGCAGGGGCTACACGTTTGGGCTTGCCCGCTGGTTGTCCTAAACGCTTTTTCTGCGCAATCCGTTTGCTTTTTTCCGCTTTTGTCATTTCCCCGCTAGTTTTTGGAGTTTTGCTAGAAACTCGTTTAGATGGTCTACAGTACGGAGTACCTCGGCTTTCACCTTCTTTACGACCGCATGTTTTGCCTGTACGAACATCTTTCCAATCTTCCTTAAACCAGCGTTTTAGTGCAGCGCCTTTTGCGGTTTTGCGAACGGCCATTACTTGCCTGCCTTTTTCTTTCTACACTTCGCGATTGCGCCGCTCGCATATGCGCTCGGGAATACCTTATACGAAGATTTCACTTTGTGGTAACACGCGTCCTTAACAGTACCACCTTTCTTGTAGCCTTTACTGCATTTAGAACACCCACAATCTTTTTTATAATACCTACGCACAGCTTCTCTTTCTTCTAGCTAACCCGCCACGACGCAGTTTAATCGGTCCACCAGCTTTTCGCCCAGTCTTATACCTATCCGCGACAGGCATTTTCATAAGCTCAGTGTACCGCTTATGTTGGTCGTTGGTTAGCGACTGTACGTTTTCGTTAGCTATTTTAAGAATCTCCCTGTCAGTCATCACGAACCCTTCATAGTGACCATTTTAGCTGCGCGTACACCTTTTGTAGCTTTACCTGCACCACGAATCTTGCCACCTTTTTTGTAGCCCTTCTTCATCATGCCGCCTGTTTTAAACGCGCCACGACCTTTTAACACGTCAGCCTGCGTAACCTTACCGTCTCCAGTTAGATCAGGCATCTTACCACCAGCCTTGTAGCCCTTCTTCATCATGCCGCCAGCCTTCATCATAGGCATTTTTTCTTCTGCACGGCGTTTAGAAGCTCTGTTCCCACGTTCGATTGCGCCAGCTTCTTCTTCGCTAACCTCTACAGGACGCGCTTTAGGACGAATAGAAGTCATAGGAGCGCCACTTACGTTTTTATTACCCTTCTTAGGGCGGGGTCTAGGTCTTAACATTGTCAGCATCCTTATATAAATTGTTAAACACTCGGTTAGTATCCCACACATAGCCTACATCTTCTTTTGAGTTGTAACTATGTTGGTTTGGTTTGAAGTCTGGAGCACCTTCACCCGTTTCAAACCACGCAGGATGCGTAACCCGCACCCGATTATTAGGTAACGCTACCATATTGCCTGTGTACTCACCAGCGTCTAACAATTCAAGTATATGGCTTTGTTTGTGTTGTGCTGGATCATCTGCAACCTCACTGTCTGTGTAATCGACAGTAAAGTAATATTTAGCAGGGTAGAACTCACCATCTACCTTAGCTAACCAAGGCGCAGGAGACGCTCGTTCAATCTTGTATACTGAATGGTAGTGAGACATACAGTCCCAAGGCTGCGCTATGTAAGGTGGTAACTCAGTAGGCCACTCCTCGTAAGGTGTGTCGGCTACAAGCGCTGTGAGCGGCATCCTAGCCCACATGGCCCCACCATGTATATTAGAGTCGTCAGTGTCGTCTGACTCACACCCTGTAAAGATAACTTGAAAACTAAGTGTACGGTTAGGCATTGTAGTAACAGCAACAACCATGGCGTGAAGAAACTCACCATGGTAGTCTTCTAAGTTCTTGGTGTACTCTCTACGAACCCAAGCCTTGAAGTGTGGTATGTTGGATTGTAAATACGGCACCTAACAATTCCATTTCCTAAGACTCTTATTTATACGGCTATTGGGATCGTTAGCCGTCTTTGAGCTTGTATTGCGTTTCTTCATACCCTTCATGCGTGCGCAGAAAGACTTTCGCCTATTAGCGGCCTTAGAACCCTTTTTGAGCTTGCTGGGCTTAGTAGTGACGGCAGTTTTTAACTTACTACCGGGATTAGCTTTTCGATAACTAGCAACGCCTTTAGCGTTTAGCCCACCAGACTCACTTTTACCCTCTTTACGGGTCCAAGCTGCGGATTTTACCCCGCCGCCTTTTTTATAGTACGCCCGCATACCACAACTCCTAGCTGTAGAATACTGTCATGGCACTAATATTAGTCATCGCCGTGATAAGTACATCCTCTTGACACCGGATACCCCAGTCTGGGATGTTTACCGAGTGAGAATCGGAAGCTAGGAAGTCAAGGTCGAGCATGGTACGCCCACCAGCGCCATCTGTGATAGTGAGACGCCCCGCGCCTCCACCAGTAG